ACCGCCCTCACCTTACCTACCGATACCAGTTCCGAGGGATAAAGATGGTTGATAACAGAGGTGAAATCCAAAAACGATTAGACGACAACATGTGTCCGTGGTGCATGTCGAAGCTGACGCTAGCGCAGGAAGAATACAAAGACGATGCGCGCGTGATAACTCGTAAATGTTCGTCATGTAGCGGAACGGTAGTGGATACATTCAAACATAAAGGAGACGCGAATGGCGATGACACCAGAAGCCAAAGTTAAGAAGAAGGTAGTGGCGCACCTAAAGACGCTAGGAGCCTATTACTTCTACCCTGTCACTGGGGGTTACGGTAAAAGCGGTGTGCCTGACATCATCGGATGCTACAAGGGACAATTTTTTGGCATAGAATGTAAGGCAGGTAAAAATAAACCCACACCCTTGCAAGAAAAGAATTTATCTGATATAAAAGATAACGGTGGCGTAAGTCTCGTCATCAACGAAGATAACATAGATGACGTGCTGATCTATGTTGGCGGTCAGAACCGCGATCCACGGCAGTTGGAATTTGACTTTGATGTCGAAGGCTCACCTGTCTAGGCACTGCAAAAATGGAGAACGGCTATGGCCTTGGAACTTACAGAAACCGAAGAGGGGTTCTATGATCTGATGCGTGAAAGCGCATTAGGGCGCAGATGGTTGCGTTGGCACAAAGAAAACCCTGACTTCTACCATCTCTTTGAACGCTTCACCTTTGAAGCTGTCAATCGCGGACACAAACGTCTTAGTGGTTGGCTGATTGCTAACCGAGTGCGTTGGGAAACGTCCGTTGTCACTAAAGGCGACGACTACAAAATCAGCAACGATTTCATCGCGCTATACGCACGACTGTTCATGGTGCGGCACTCACGTTACGAGGGGTTCTTCCGCACAAAGCGTATGAAGAGGCTAGTGCGTGACATCATGCCGAAAGAGGACGCGGTATGAGCAAACGCGAAAAGTCCAAAGAAGAATGGCGCAACATCGAACTGCACTGCGAGACTGCCTACTTGTTGGCACCGAAGTGGTCACCGATGCGCCTCTTTTTCAGATGGGGCAAGTGGTATGCGAACCGCAAAGCCCGATCCGCGAAGTAGTAATCCTCATCTCACCTGTGTTGCCACACGCTATAAGCAGTTAACGCGTGAACTTGGAGACGCAGAGTGGGATGACGACCCCCGTGCTGAACTTATCCGTACTGAGTTTAAGCACTTTGAAGCCTTGCTGAAGCAGGGCGTATTGTACGAGCCAAACTTTTAGGAGAACGAAATGGCTAAGAAATCATCGCCGCAGGCCGAAAAGGTCTGGAAGTATCTACTCAAAAATAAACTCGCAACCCCTGCCGAAGTGTCGAAAGCAACAGGCGTGTCGTATGGCTACGTCTACAAACTGATGAATAAGATCGGCACCCCCAAAGAAGTTTTCGTGCAGGAAGCCAAGGCGGCTGAAGCGGCCCCCGAGAAGCCTAGCCTGTGGCGGAGAATATTAAATGTCTTCCGCTAATGAGAAGCAGGTGGGCGGCACACACTATAAAGACATGCCACTCCAACCGTGGGACGTGATGGAAGCCGTGCTAACCCCCGAGGAATTTCGGGGGTACTTAAAGGGCAACATCATCAAATACGCACTGCGCCAAGGCAAAAAGGATAGTGACGATGCGGGTAAAGCACAGCACTACCGCGAGAAGTTAAAGGAGATGGGGTGATGGACCTTATCACGTTAGATTTTGAAACCTACTACGACAAGGAGTATTCCCTGTCTAAGATCACAACCGAAGAATACATCCGCTCCCCTCAATTTGAGGTGATCGGTATCGGTGTGAAGGTCAACAACCAACCGACTGAATGGGCGAGCGGCACACATGAACAACTCAAAGAATACTTACAGTCATTCGACTGGGCAAACTCTATGGTACTTGCTCACAACACTATGTTTGATGGTGCCATTCTTTCTTGGCGTTTCGATATTCATCCTCGCATGTTTACCGATACTCTTTGTATCGCCCGTGCTCTACATGGGGTGGAAGTTGGCGGCAGTCTCAGGGCGCTCACTGAAAGGTATAACATCGGAGAGAAAGGCACAGAAGTCGTCAACGCCCTCGGAAAGCGAAGGGACGATTTCAGTGAAGCCGACCTCGACAGATACGGTGATTACTGCGTCAACGATGTCGAACTCACATACAAACTCTTCAACATCTTCCTTAAAAAAGGATTCCCGAAAACTGAACTAAGGCTGATCGACCTCACCCTGCGTATGTTCATCGACCCTGTATTGGAACTGGACATCGGGCTACTCGAACAGCACCTCGAAGACACGCGGGAGCGGAAAGACCAACTGCTTGAGAGTGCGGGTGTGTCTAAAGAAGACCTCATGTCCAACCTCAAGTTTGCGGAAGTGTTGGAGAACTTAGGCGTAAAACCGCCGACCAAGATCAGTCTTACCACTGGCAAAGAAACTCTGGCGTTTGCTAAGTCGGACGAGGCGTTCAAGGCATTGGCTGACCACGAGGATGACCGAGTGCAAGCCGTGGTAGCGGCGAGGCTAGGCACCAAGAGCACACTCGAAGAGACGCGGACTCAGCGGTTCATCGACATAGGTAAACGAGGCACCCTGCCTGTTCCTGTCCGTTACTACGCCGCGCACACTGGGCGATGGGGTGGCGATGACAAGATCAATCTTCAGAACCTACCGAGCCGTGGTCCGAATGGTAAGAAGTTAAAGCGGAGCATCCTTGCCCCCGAAGGCTACACCCTGATTGATGCCGACAGTGCGCAGATCGAAGCGCGTGTTCTGGCGTGGCTTGCCGATCAAGACGACCTGACCCAAGCGTTCGCTAAAGGTGAGGACGTGTATAAGAAGATGGCGTCACGCATCTACGGATGCAGTGAAGGTGAAGTGACCAAAGACCAACGGTTCGTGGGTAAGACCACCATCCTTGGCGCGGGTTACGGCATGGGTGCGCTCAAATTCCAAGCACAGCTAAAGACGTTTGGGTTTGATATGGACCTCGACGAGGCCCGACGTGTCATTAACATCTACCGCGAAGCCAACTGGAAAATTAACCAACTCTGGCGCGATTGTCAGAACATGGTGCGGCACATGGTCAACGGCGACAGCTACCAAATCGGTAAGTCTGGCGTGTTGAAAGTAGTGGGCGCAGAACGCGGCATCCTGCTGCCATCAGGTTTGCTCATACAGTATGACGACTTATCAGCCGAGCAAGGCGAGAACGGTTTGGAATACAGCTATAAGACACGGCGCGGACGCACCAGAATTTATGGTGGAAAGGTGACGGAAAACGTCTGCCAAGCAATCGCTCGTTGCATCATTGGTGAGCAAATGTTACAAATTGCTAAGAGATACCGCGTTGTGTTAACCGTGCACGATTCGATTGTGGCCTGTGTTCGTGACGAAGAAGTGGCAGAGGCTCAAGCATATGTCGAAGAGTGTATGCGTTGGACACCTGCGTGGGCGGACGGTCTACCGATCAACTGCGAAAGTGGAACTGGGAAATCATACGGAGATTGTGAATGAGTGTAGCACCGTGGTCATTCAGCAAAATAAAGGCATTTGAACAATGCCCGAAACAGTTTTACCACGAGAAAATACTCAAAGAGTATCCCTTTGTTGAGACCGAAGCGATCCGCTACGGCTCAGAGTTTCACCTAGCGGCTGAAGAATACATCCGCGATGGTAAGCCACTCCCTAACAAGTTTTCCTTTGCACAGGACATGCTTGATTCCCTGAACGCCAAACGGGGGGTCAAGCTGTGCGAACGGAAGATGGGTGTAACCGAAGACCTTAAGCCGTGCGACTTCTATGCGAAGGATGTCTGGTTTAGAGGTATCGCTGACCTGTTAATCATTGATGTGTTAGCAGAAACCGCATGGGTCATCGACTACAAGACAGGCAAGAGTGCGAAATACGCAGACAAAGGGCAGTTAGAATTGATGGCACTGACTGTGTTCGCGCACTTCCCCGACATTAAAAAGGTCAAGGCAGGGTTGGTGTTTGTGGTCAGTAAGGCACTGGTCAAAGACAGCTATGCCGATTTCGATAAGCCGAACCTGTGGGAGAAATGGCTTGGCAAATATAACGCCATGAAAACCGCCGCCGACCAAGATGTGTGGAACCCTAAACCAAGCGGACTGTGTAAGAGGCACTGCCCTGTTACTGTTTGCGTTCATAACGGAGGTCACTGATGCCCTACAAAAACAAACCCCGTCCGTACAAGAAAGAGTACGAGCAACAAAAGAAGCGTGGCGAACATGCTGACCGCATGGAGCGGCAACGTGCGCGGCGCAAGATGGACAAGACAGGTAAAGACGCTAACAAAAACGGCGTAGCCGACAAGCGTGAAGGTAAGGACATCGCACACAAGAAGCCATTGGCGCGTGGGGGCACCAATAAAGATGGCTACCGTGTGCAAAGCCGCAAGAAGAACCGAGCGGCAGGGGGTGCCATGAGTAGCCCCAAGAAAAAGCGTTAGTGCCGCACTAACAAAAACCGCGTCACTAACAAAAAGTGGCGTTGCGATGGAGAACAATGTGCAGATTTTCAAGAACAAGGCGTTACTGTTGCGCCTTAAAAACCCGAACAAAGTTACGACTGTCATCCCAAACAGCAAGGAACTGCCTGACAATCAGGTGGCAGTTAAGTGGGGCGTAGACGAAGCGCACACCCTCAAGAAGCTGAACATCAAGAACGTGCCATCACCCATTGAGGGACGTTACGATTGGCCCGGGCAGTACAAGCCCTACAAACACCAACGTGTTACTGCGTCTTTTCTCACGATGAACCGCCGAGCGTTCTGCTTCAACGAGCAGGGCACAGGCAAGACTGCATCTGCAATCTGGGCATCGGACTTCTTAATGAAGCAGGGCAAAGTGCGCCGCGTGTTGGTTATCTGCCCGCTCTCGATCATGGATAGCGCATGGCGCAATGACTTGTTTTCCTTTGCGATGCACCGCACCGTCGATGTGGCCTATGGTGCCAAAGAGAAGCGCAAGAAGGTCATCAACCAAGGGGCTGATTACGTCATCATCAACTACGATGGTGTCGAGATCGTTGCCGAAGAGATTGCCAACGGCGGGTTCGACTGCATCATTGTGGACGAAGCCACGCATTATAAGAACGCACAGACCAAGCGATGGAAGACGCTAAATAAACTGTTAACCGAGGACACTTGGCTTTGGATGATGACAGGCACACCTGCGGCGCAGTCCCCCTTGGACGCCTATGGCATCGCCAAGCTAGTCAACCCGACTGCGGTGCCGAGGTTCTTTGGGTCATGGCGCGACCAAGTGATGCGCAAGATCACACAGTTTAAGTGGGTTCCGAAGGATACTGCGACCGACACGGTGTTTCGCGTCCTGCAACCCGCGATCCGCTACACCAAGGACGAGTGCCTCGACCTGCCCGAGATGGTCTACACCAAACGCGAAGTCGAATTAACCCGACAGCAGGCCAAATACTACAAGCAACTCAAAGACAAACTTGTTTTAGAGGCCGCAGGCGAAGAGGTCACGGCTGCAAACGCAGCGATCAACATGAGCAAACTCCTGCAAATATCTTCTGGTGCGGTCTATACCGATGGCGGCGAGAGCCTAGAGTTCGACATCAAGCATCGCTATCAGGTTCTCAGAGAGGTCATCGACGAGAGTTCCAAGAAGGTCTTGGTGTTCGTGCCGTTCAAGCACACTATCGACATCTTGACCGAGAAGCTACGCAAGGACGGTATCACTGCCGAGGTCATCAGGGGGGACGTGCCTGCGGCGAAGCGCACCGAGATATTCCGAGAGTTCCAACAGTCCGATAACCCAAAGGTGCTTGTCATCCAGCCGCAGTCAGCGGCGCATGGTGTGACGTTAACAGCCGCCAACACAGTTGTGTGGTGGGGTCCGACCAGTTCGCTAGAGACTTACGCACAGGCAAACGCGCGTGTTCACAGGTCAGGACAGGATCACAAATGCACCGTCGTACAGCTCCAAGGTTCCCAAGTAGAGAAACGTGTTTACGCATTATTAGATAACAGAATAGACGTACACACAAAAATGATTGATCTTTACAAGGAAATACTTGACTAGAGTATAATCTGCTAGTAGAGTGAATATCCCGACACTATTGTCGTGCGAATAGGAGAACAAAATGAGTGAGGATGATAAGTTAGCCGCGAAGCTGACTAGAGTGTACTTGAAAATCCGCGACGAGAAGGCTCGTGTTGCGGCGGAGTTCAAGCAAAAAGAAGCCGACCTTAATGAGCAACTCGATAAGGTCAAAGCCGCGCTACTCGACTACTGCAAAGAGCAGGGTGCCGATAGCGTTAGGACTTCAGAAGGTCTCTTCTACCGTTCGGTAAAAACTCGTTATTGGACAAGTGACTGGGAAGAAATGCACAAGTTCGTCTTGGAGCATCAGGTTCCCGAGTTCTTTGAAAAGCGGTTGAACCAGACGATTGTTAAGACCTTTCTCGAAGAGAACCCCGACATAGTTCCGAAGGGACTAAACGTGGATTCTGAATATGTAATCTCTGTGAGGAAAAAATAATGACTGGACCATTCGTACCTATCGAAGACCTGTCGAAGCACTTCTCTGTATCGGTTTCTACGATCCGTGCATGGGTGCGTCAGGGTCACATCCCCAAAGATACCTACATCAAAGTAGGCAATACCTATCGTTTCTCTGTTGATGACGTGTCAGTTGCGCTCACCAAGAAGGACGCAGACAAGCCAAATGGCAACGGTGCAGGCACCGCTGTTATGGCAGGTGGTCTGGGTGCTATCGGTGCAGTCACTTTCACCGACAATGATGACGATGCCGATTTTAACCTAGACGACGACATGTAAGGAGAAACAAATGTCCGATGTTACCTTGTTTGAAAACAATGCGCTTGCGAACAGTGATCTGTTCAAATCATTGCAGGATGTAAACGACAACCTGCTAAGTGGTTCTGGTGGGGGCGATCAACGCCGCCGCATTAGTCTTAACGGCGGTAAGTTCCGCGAGTTCGTCAACGGCGAACAAGTGTCCGTCAGTAAAGAAGATAACATGAATATGGTTATCGTGAACGCCGCCAAGATCAGTCGCCAGTATTACGAAGGCAACTATGATGCGCAGAACCCAACCCCGCCGAAGTGTTGGTCAACCGACACTGAAGCCCCTGCACCCGAGGTTCCCGCCGATCAGCGTATGGCCTCACGTTGCATGGACTGTAAGATGAACGTCAAGGGTTCTGGTCAGGGTGAAAGCCGTGCCTGTCGTTTCGGACAGCGCATCGCTGTGGCACTCGAAGGACAACTTGATAAGGTGTATCAGCTTGCCCTGCCTGCGACTTCTGTCTTTGGTGATGGCAAGGATGGCAAGATGCCGATGCAAGCATACGCACGGTTCCTTTCCGCGCATAACACCCCCGCAATCGCTATCATCACCAACATGCGGTTCGATGAAAGCAGTAGTGTTCCCAAGCTATTCTTTAAGGCGGTTCGCCCCTTGGACGAAGAAGAGTTAAAGACAGTGGTTGAAATGAAAGACCACCCTGATACTCTGAAAGCCATTACTCTCACGGTTGCACAAACTGATGGTGTCGATAAGAAGGCACCAAAGCAAGCCGCACCTGAGAAGAAAGAAGAGCCTAAACCGCTGTTCGACAATGAGGATGACGAACCCGTTGAAGAGCCTACCAAAGTCGTCAAGAAAACCGCACCTGCTCCAAGCGGTGGTGATGGCGACCTGAGTTCGATTATCGACAACTGGGACGATTGATCGCTCGTCGTCTAGGGTAATCGGACTGCGCCACGGTGGGGGACTTCAACCTCTTTCACCCTACCGTGGCGGTTTAGGCAATGGGTGGTATAAATGGAAACAAAAACATTTCTAACAAAGGCGTTGAGTAGTGAGGGCTACTACTGCGTCTTTGCGGCGAGATCGTCAGATGGACGTAAAGCACAGAAGTTTTACGATACGATTGATGCCGTTGTTGATGCCGCTCACAATTTTGACCAAGAAGGATATGATGTTTACTATGGCCTAGCCACGTTTCACGAGGCAGGCTCACGAAAAGTAGATAGCGTAAAGCACTTAAATGCGTTCTTTCTGGACCTAGATTGTGGGCCAAGCAAAGAGTTCACATCGCAAGAACAAGCGATAAAAGCCCTACATACATTCTGCAAAAAGCACAGCCTACCTCGACCGATTATGGTCAACTCGGGGCGGGGTGTGCACGTCTACTGGTTCCTGTCGGAATCGGTGTGCTACGAGGATTGGTATCCTGTAGCGGAAAGGCTGAAACGTCTTTGTGCGCAGGACAACTTTGCCGCCGACCCTGCTGTAACGGCTGATGGTGCGCGCGTGTTAAGAGTTCCTCACACGCATAACTACAAGACGAACCCCCCGTCAGCGGTGGGTTTCTTCGGCCCGACACCAGAGTTTTCAGCGGTAGATTTTGATGCGTTCTCGGAGTTGCTCGGGTCAGACCCGATACCAGTTCCCGCGAAGTACACGCCGCAGGAAATGAGCCAGACCATGCAAAACCTGATGGGCAATCAGGAAAGCGTGTTTAGGGACATTCTGCTGAAAACCCAACAAGGCAATGGGTGCCCACAACTTGCGTATATCATGGGCAACCAAGAAACCATGAGCGAACCAATGTGGAGAGCGGGGCTGTCCATCGCTAAGTTCTGCTCGGATGGGGACAAGGCGGCATACAAGTTATCGCACAAGCACCCTGACTACACCGCAGACGAAACGCGTAAAAAGCTAAGCCTGATAAAAGGGCCGTACACCTGCACGAAGTTTGACGAGTATCGGCCTGATGTTTGTTCTGAGTGCCCCCACTGGGGGAAGATCAAGTCCCCGATTGTCTTGGGAAAGAAGCTACGCGAAGCCGAAGTCGATGACGAAGGCAACTATGTTGCGGAGCCTACGGCACCAGAGGAGCCGAAGTATGTCATACCGAAATACCCGCCGCCCTATGTGCGTGGGTCAAATGGTGGGGTGTATATACGCACCCGAAACGAAGATGGAGATGTAGACGAGAAGCGAATTTACCATAACGACTTATACGTTGTTAAACGTATCCGCGATCCAGAGTTGGGCGAGTCCCTAGTGATGCGTCTCCACCTTCCAAGGGACGGTGTGCAAGAGTTCACACTACCTATGAGTTCAGTCACGTCGAGTGAAGAGTTCCGCAAGAAGCTGTCCTCGCAAGGCGTTGCAGTTAAGAAGATGGATGATCTGATGTCATATACACTTAGTTGGGTGGATGAATTGCAAGCCACCAGTACAGCCGACCAAGCCCACGTTCAGTTCGGGTGGGCAAACGATAAGCACGATTCGTTCATTCTGGGCAACCAGAATATCAGGCCCGACTGCATCGAGTTTAACCCACCTGCCAATCAGACGATAGGTTTGTTTCCCGCATTTGAACCGAAAGGTAGTCTTGAGGTTTGGCGAGATAACTTACAAGTGTGGAACGAAGACAGATTTGTGTTACAACAATTCGGTTTTGGCATGGGTTTCGGCAGTCCGCTGATGGAGTTCTTAAACGAAAGTTGCGGTGCCATAGCGTTCGTAAACAATGAATCTGGTATAGGCAAAACTACAATAATGTACGCCGCCGCAGGTATATGGGGTGATCCAGATAAACTTGTTTTAGATAAAAAAGATACCGCCGCATTCAAAATGAACCGAGCCGAGGTTGCACACAGCCTGCCCGTAGGTATTGACGAAGTAACTAATATGACACCGCGTGAAATGTCTGATCTTGTTTACCAAGGTACATCAGGAAAACAACGTGGGCGTATGACTGCCAGTGCTAACGTAGAAAGATACCAAGGTAGGCCGTGGAGCCTGTTGATGCAGTACACGGCAAACGCGTCAATTATTGAGACTGTCAGTCGTGGCAAGGCTATGCCGAAAGCAGAGGCACAGCGGATACTTGAGTGTCGCGTAGAAAGAATGTTTGATGAGTACAAGGACAAAGAAATAACCGACACGTTTCAAGCAAATATCTTTGCAAACTACGGACATGCAGGGATTCCGTATATCCAGTGGATCATGAACAATCTGGATGAAACTCGCGCCATCATTAAAAAAGTACAAAAACGTGTCGATGAGAAAGCTGAACTATCCGCTGAAAATAGGTTTTGGTCCGCGACTATAACCTCTACGATTGCAGGATTACTGATCGCCAAGAAAGTTGGACTGCACGATTACGATGTGCAGAAGATATTCAAGTGGGCGACTACTGACCTGATCGCACAGAACAAGCGTGGTCTTAGCGAGATGTCTGGCACCGCGACTGATGTGCTCAACGACTTCTTTGCCGAGAACATTAGCTACATCCTGCAAATCAAAAGCACCGTGGACAACCGTGGTGTGCACGAGAGTGGGCTAGATGAACACGTTATCCCAGAACAGGTAGCGAGGGGCCGATTGGTGGCGCGATACGAGACAGACACGAAGCTGTTTTTCGTAAAGCCGAAACCGCTGAAGGAGTGGTGTGGCGAGTTGCAGATTAACTACGCCCATCTGGTCAGCGAGATCATGCAGAAGTTCAAAGGTAAACGTAAGAAGGTGCGCCTGACCAAGGGCACCAACCTTGTGCTACCCCCTGCTGATGTCATCGTCATGAAGTTCGATGCGGAGCCAGAAGATGACAGTGTGGAAAACCTATGATCTGCACCCTGACGGAGTACGCATCCAAGTGAACTGGGATAAAATGGTTATTGGTGCATCGGTGTTTATACCGTGCATCAATACCGAGGAGGCCATAAAGCAAAGCACCAAAATTTTTGCCGATAGAGGTTGGACTTTAGACCACCGAGTCCGTATTGAAGGCGGCAATTTGGGGCTACGCATATGGAGAACTGTGTGATATAGTTCAAGCGATGGTTTTGTTTGCCCTCACTAACATACCGTCGTTCTCCTCATGACCCCCTGACCGAAAGGTTGGGGGGTTTTTCTTTATCGGCTGTACTCCCTACGGCTCTGTTCGATGGCATAACGCACCAGTGGGTTGATAGTCACGCCGTTGTACATCTCATAAGATGTTCTTCTGTGTGAGTCCAAAGACCGCTGGATGTCCTCGTTGGCAATGGATGCGTAAGGATGTCTGTCGTTGAACTCGAAGATTTCGTCCAATACCGCAGAACTCTCGTCGAAATCGTTTACGCGCAGTGCCACATAATAACGACGCATCAGGTTGGTACGCTCGTCCACGATGGCCCGCTCCACACGCTTATCGCGTTGGTTCTGTTCCTGTTGGAAGATGTAGTCGGCAGGGGCGAACCCGATGCCTTGAGCAAGCATTTCCCAAGTAGACATATCAGCGTACATCGGATCGTTGCGGCGGGTGTAAATACCCCCCTGCTCCTGATACCGCCCGAAGGTCGTCTTGTAGGCGTTCGCCACACCTGCGGGAAGCGCACTCTCAATACCACGTTGGATTTCGCCGTTAGCAAAATCGTCTTTTGCACGGAGCATACGCTTACCGACACTCAGCGCCGGACCACCTAGATAGAACATGATGTCTTCTTCTAGTGAGGCATTGCTGTTGTAGCGGTTCTCTTGGATCAGCAACCCAGTTAGGCGCACACGGTCTGCGATGTTAATGCCTGTGGCTTCTTGCAGTGGGCCTTTGAACCACCCTTCACCGATCTGCTTGCGCACCATCGTGTTGAAGTCGTCCTCGTCATCGTCAAAGAACAGTGCGTCCATAACCAACTGCACCGCGCCGTAGAGCGGCAGGCCGTAAACCCCAGAGAAGAACAGTGCAGTGCCGTGGAAACCCATGATCTGCTTGAACGCACGGTTGCGGGTAGCCTTATCGCCTTCGATATGGGCTTCGACCATCTCTTTTGCAGTCTTTGCCATCGTGTAGTACATCTGCAAGCCATAAGACTTGTACATGAAGGCCACACGCCCGATACCCTGTTGCGACACTTTCGGTGCAGTTTCAAGCACCGCGCCGCCGTTGGTCTGCTGAGTTTCGTAAAGGGCTTCTTCTGCCGCTTTCTGCCGCGCTTCTTGAGTAGACATGCTCGGGTTGTCTTTGCGTATCTTTTCGAGCGCAAGGTTGTAGGACGCGATCAGGGTGACCTGACGGTTGAAGCGTTCAGCTTGGTTGAACAGCATCGCTGAGATGCCAGAAATCTTGTCCATGTTGCGTGTAATCACGTTACCACGCTGTACACGTCCACCTTCTTCGAGACCCAACGCATCAAGCAAGAACGACCGATTTAGCTGACCACGCTCGGTAGCCATCTTCACCAGAGGTGACAGACGTTCCAGTTCTGCAACTGTGTCTTTGTCTAGTTTCAGGTCTTTGCGTACCTTGAAGTCACCATTCGGCGTAACTTCGTAGTAGGCGTCAATGCCGTAGGCTAGAGAGGCTTTGTCGAGAACTTTACCCATGAGGTGCGCAGAGTCCGACCCAACCTTAGAGCCAGTGACCAGACGCATCGCTTTGAAAATTTCTGATGACGTGTTCTCGTAACCATACTTACCGCCCAGCATCGGCAGCACGAACAGCGGCACCTGTGAAAGGTTGACCAGTGCAGAGGCGGCGTTGAAGCCGATTGTGTAGATGAAGGCGACTTGGTTCAGACCTTTGTAGATGCGTTCCATCTGCTTGTTCTTGGCACCAGAGCGAGCAAACTGCGCACGATCAAGGAGTTCTTTCTTGACCATATCGGCAGGGATCGCACCGACTGCACGTCCAACTGCGGTCTTTGGCCCACCAGTCTCGGCGGGTTCCATCTCAAAGATTTCGTCCTCAAGCTGCTGTATTTTGGCGCTGTACTCTAGTCGGGCTGTCTGACGACCAAGGTCGTAGCCCTTAGTTTTCATCGCATATAGTGCGTCTTGGATGTAGCCCGGGGTGCCTTTACGCTTTTGCAATGACTTGGCAAACGAGTTTTCAGGTAGTGCATCGACGAATAGGCGCAGAATTTCCGCTTGGACATTTTCATCCACCTTGTTGGCCTTGAGCGTTTGCAACGTCTGACCAACAAAAGATGTCGGGGGAGCCGCTTGGAATTGCTTGAGGCCATAGTCTCCGTCATGGGTCTTAATAGATGACGCTACTACGTTATCATCCTTCTTCAGTTCTGCAATAGCACGGTCACGTTCTGCGTAGTTATCAAACATCTGTACGACATAGGCATCGCGCTCGTTGGCAACGCTGCTGTCCTTGAGTGAATACTCAAGTTTGTACTGACCTTCACGGATCAACGGGAAGTAAACGTCCAAGGTACCCGTGTCGAACAACCGTGCGTAAACCTCGCGCTTCAGCTTAGCCGCCGCTTCGGGGTCTTTAATAGCGGCATCAATACGTCCGTAGATAACGTCTTTTAGTTTGTTGTACTGATCTTTGTACATGTCACGCATGGTTTTGTACGCGCGTTGTCCATCAGGGCCGAGCGTGTTCCAGTCGGCACGTTGATCTTTCCAAACGTCAAACAGCTTGCGACCAGATACTTCAGTATCGCCGTACTTCTTACGCGCCTGTGCTTGAGTTAGCGTGGGGTCTACCTGCCAGATTGTCGCACCGTGGTCACGGCTATAGATGATATTATTCAAGGCTTGGTTCTTTTCGATACCCGCCTTGTTAGACCATTTCTCAACCTCACGCACTTTGCCTTGGACGTATTCGTCAGACAGGTACATCGCGCCGCGTTGGCGCTCAATTAAATCATGTAGGCGTAGGCCGACATTGCCGAGGCCGACTTTATTGGCGACATCACCAAGAGCCTGAGAGCCGAGACCGTATAGATACGCGATCTTGGCGTTCATGTTCACGCCGCTACGGAGCATCTCCCGACTACCATCGGCAAACTGCTGTCGTGCTTTTTGCGTAAGTGGGCCGAGTTTCTTCTGCATCTCGCCCAAGTCTTTAGCCGCCTGCTTCACATCACGAGGCGCACTCATCATCGGCAGTTCAACAGCGTCACGATAGTTCGGCGCAGGGGCGAGCATAGCTTCGATCAAGCGATCCGCTTGAGACATTGCCGAATCAATCTGTTTCGGCTGCATACCAACAAGTTTACGCACAAAGTTTGCAACTGAGTTTGCAAAGCGTTGGAACGCACTGACTTCTTTACCGTCAGGGTACATACCCGCCAGCTTTTGCTGGAACTCTGGGTTGGACATAGCTTCGGACGCAAACTCATCTACGTTTGTTGCACCGTATGCGGAATCAAGCATCGGCTTCACATCTTCAAACAGCTTGGTCAACTGCTTGGTCAGCGGGTGGTTCTTGTTCGCTAGTGTCGCGCTAACCGCCGCGTGCGTCATCTCGTGCAGAAGTACGTGGGGGTTCAACCCTGCTTCTGCATCCAACTTAATAGTGTTGGTCTTGGGATCAAACAAACCTGCGACAGGCTTACCATCTTCGCCCTTGAGGTTCTTAACGATTTCGACTTGAGTAAAGTCTTGCGCACCTTCGAAAGCTTTTACTTTATCGCCACGAATTATGACTTCATCCTCTCCGATACGTCCACGTAATGTGATGTCGGGCGATGCAAGGATGTCTGATTTGTTTACAAGATACGCGTCAAGTTTTTGCTCTTTACCCTTACGCCAAGGTAGGTTGGAGTCGATAGAGTAGTTAGGGTCAAGTGTGTATGATTGCGGACTTTCAGGATCAATTTTACCTACACGATATACAACTACTGTATCAGGCTGATCTTTAAGCGCACGTTGCGTTATGGCTTTAACGTCTCGTTTCAACGTATTTAATTCTGCGTTTGTAACATCTCTTGCTAAAACCGCTGAAAGTTCTGAAAGCGCATAATCTGCGTCTTCGTGCAGTGCACGGAATACATTAAAGTTGTCCCCTCCACGTCCAAGTAATAATTCTTTTGTAATATCACTTACATTTGCAGCGTCTAAGTCTGCCGCAAAACGCGTCGTGGAAAGGTTGAGGCGGGCTTTAAACTTATCTCCCCCGCGAACTACGTTAGCCATCTTGCTTGCAACCTGTGACACACGATTACTTGGCGACGTGCTGGCTAGTGCTCGCAGTGCACCTGCTAAGTCGTTATTACTTAGGGCTACACGCACTGCTGGATGCAGCGGCACGTCGAGGCCGACTACTGCACTGCGCTCAAGCATCTTCGAGAACATCTTCGACAGTTCGTTCAGGTTAGCCCGTACATCTTCACGCATCTCGGCTTCGACTTGCGATTGGAGTGCCGCTTCGTTTGCCGCTAGTTTGGCTTCGCGCTCCCGAAACATCTCAACATAGTCTGTGTTCTCAATGCGATTAAACTCACGCACTTCCTTCTTCAGCGTCTCGTCGATCCACTTGTTTGTCTTTGCTGACAAGTTAGCCTTAGCCCAGTCGAGTACCCGGCCCGCAGGCTTTTGACCCATACCTGAGAAGAAGTTACGACGTGATTGAGATTCGTTGGCTTGCGGACGATACTGTGGCGTTTGGTTAGCCGCATCGAAGATAGCGAGATACAGGCCATCAATCGGACGCTTGACCTTACCTAAATAAGTTAGGGCGGCTTGGCCTTCTTTGTCGCGCGCCGTCGTACCGTTGGTAAGCAGGGTCAAAATCTTAAGGCGGTCATCAGTGGTCGTGATGTCCTCACCGATAATGTCGGTGTAATCCTTGCTCAGATCAGTTGCGATACCTTTGGTTTCGGCGTCCTGCGCCTCGAAACGCTCGTTAAGTTGTTTAGACGTATTGTCCTCAACAGGTGCCCGGCGTTTAGGAGTAGGCGCAGGGGCCATTGCCTCGGTGCGTTTCAGCTTGGTTTTCTTCAAATCTTTGGTGATTTTTGCACCCGCTTCGGGGAACGCAGGCATCACCTTGCGTTTTTTACTTTCTTGCTGAGACTCGGTAGCGGCGCGTCTCTTCTCGGCTTCGCGCACGACTTCTTTTGTGACTTCGGCGCGTTCAGTCAACCGCGTGTCCAAAGGCGTTGAAAGACGGTTAATCGCTGCCGAACTCAAGTTCAGTGCAAGCGGTTCTTCCGCGCTCAAAGGTTGCGAGCGGCGGTTAATTTCTGCCGAACTTAAGTTCGATGCAATCTGTGCTTCTTCTGCGCTCAAAGGCTGCGAGCGACGGTTAGCCGCTGCCGAACTCAAGTTTAGTGCAAGCTGTTCTCCTCCCGCTCGTCTAGGAGCTTCTCCAGTGCCGCGCCCAGTATCACCCATTCCTCGTGTTCTAGGTGTTGGAGCTGCTTCGGTAGGTCTTCCTGCTTCAGGTAAAGGCGCTCCGAAATCCAGAGTTGGTGTAGTACCTTGAACGCCTGCTCCACCTGTTGCTGGCTGAGCTGGTCTAGTTTGTTCATCTTTGCCTCCTTTTCGTCCGCGTGGTTGAGGCTGAAACAATTCTAGTTGTGCTTCGGGCACTCCCTCTAGCTCGCGTGCGACGTTCAATCGAGTCTGCTGCGCAACTTTCGGGTTGTTTGCAAACTGGACAAACTGCTCACGTACCGCAGGGTCGTTCAAGTCTTTACCCTCAGTACGCGTGCGGATTGGCGCTTTCGGTGCAACGCCAAGGTTATCTAAGAACTCTTTCGTGATAGTTCTCGGTGCAGGAACCTCTTCTGGTAACTGCTCAGCACGCGCACCTTTACGCCTACCCATCCCGGGGAACGACTGCTGCGTCATTTCACGGTCAGGTGCACGGCGCTCTGGGATGCGTGCCTCTAGTTCTTCAAGTTGCGTAGCCTCTGGCGCAGTCTCTACGACCTCCAACGGCTCTTGCTGCGCTTGCTTACGCTGTTCTTGCGGGCGCATACCTGCAAACGCATCTGCCGCACGGCGAATACGCGCAGTTTCTGCTGCGGTCGGCTTGGCACGATCACCACTTGCAATGTTGCGGCGAGACAGTTCTTGGGAGAACCGCCGCTCAAGGTTAACGTAGCTGCCTGTCGTCGGCTGACCGATAACGGCCTCCAACGCTGCTTCCCGAGGACTTGCTGCTTCTGCACGCGCTTCGTCACGGGCTGCTGCGGTTTCGGTTTCTCGCTGCGATGCGGCACGCATACGCTCGACACCTGCTACCGCTTCTTCGTCAGCGCGAATCATAGACTCGATTTCAGCAATCTCGGCATCGTCCATGTCCTGTTGGAACATGGCTTCAATCTCACGAGTATCTGCTGCGTCAATCGCACCTTCAATGGTTAGCTGTTCTGGCTCTGGCGTAGCGGCCTGTTCTTCTGCGGCTAGGATTTCGTCGAATACAGCTTCTTCGGTGATCGCGCTTGGCGCAACGCCGCGTGCGGTAAGTCTGTTTACCGCAGAGTTAATCTGGTCCGCGTTAAAGTCGGTAAGTGCTTCACCCGTCCCCGGTTCAACCGTCTGTGTAGTAGGACGTGCAAACAACTCACCCTGCACCTGTCCCTCTTCAAGGCGGGGTAAAACTTCTTCGGCGGTGACTTCACCGATTTCAGTCGGGCCTTCGCCAGTATCGGTAGCGGCGCGTCTTGCGCGCCCCCTCGTAAAAGTATCGACAACGGCTTGTAGGATTGCACCTGCACCGCCGCCAGCAATAGCCTCGTCAATCAGACCAGCATCAAGGAGTTCGCGCTCTGCGTTGTACCCACGCTCATTGAGGTTCTGTAGGAACCCCGCTGCGGCTTCCTGCGCTGCTTCAGTGCCACCAGTCGTAAGCGCACTACGGATACGGCTACCGCCTTCTTCAACGGTTTTACCGCCAATCTTCTGTGCAAGCTGTGATACCCCCGGGATTCGTAGGATTCGGCCTAGTGGTAGGACTTCGAGAGAGCCAATTGCAGCGCCACGGAGTGTAGCGGATGCACGCTCTTCTTCGGTCGCACCTGCGGCACGGGCACGTTCACTTGCTTCACCAGCACCAGCGCCGATACCAATAGCGGCTGCGCCACCAAGACCAATACCTGCGGCAACAGGGGCCGAAACAGGAGCCGTAGCGGCGAGAGCGGCAGGGGCAAGAGCACCTACAAGAGAGCCAAGTCCTGACGAAATAAGGTACGAGATAGAGTCGGGATCACCACCTTCGGGGCGAAGCACGTCTGCTACGGCTTTAATACGCTCCCGAGCGGCGAGTTCATCTTCCTCTTCAAGCAGGGTAGCGGCACCGAGTGAGGCCATCTCACCAGTACCAACAAGGCCAGACAAGAAGCCCGTGCCTACGTTTTCAAAGAACCCTGCTTCTTCACGCGGACGCATACCCCCGTACCGAGCCTGCTGGTCGGCAAAGAACGCGGCTAAGTCCTCACCTTGAGGACGAGACTGCATTTCTCGAATGGCAGCGGCTAGTCGCTGTGCAGCTTCTACATCTCCCGCTGCGTGTGCATTTTTAAGGGCGGTCCCAAGCTGCTGAATTGTAGCCATTTACCACTCCTTAACCGCCATAGCGTTCTAGTAATGCTTGTACTTCTGCGTCTAGTTGCCCGCCGTCGCCACCTGCGCCAGCACCAGCCCCGGGTCTGTTATACGGCATACCGAGGCGCTCATAAAGCATACGTTCAGTATCAAACAAACCTGCACGGTTCATAATGATGTTTGCGGTAAGAATTAGCTGATCTTGTTTAGCTTGCGCCGCTGCAACGTCTTCTGGCTTACCTGTTTCTTGCGCTCGACGAAGCAAGCCAAGGTACTCCACGTCGTTCATAACGCGATCCATGATATCAGCTTGCCGTGCAGTGTTGCGCTCAAGTAGGCCCATCGTAGCTTGCTCGTTGCCTGACTTTTCAATAGCCATACGCAAGTCGCGGTCAGATTCAATTTTTGCCCGATCTACTGCGGCACTAAGATTACCTTGCTCTGCTCGCAAACGAAGGTCTGCTTCACGATAGGCTTGATCCATTTCAGCGCGGGTCATACTAGCTGCAATCTGCGCTGCTTGACGGGCGTTAGCTGCGGCACGGTCAGCCGCCGCGTCACCAGAACGCTGTGCCTGCCCTGCAATCGTTGTGTCTACGTTAATTGCAGTTTCATTGAGGCCAATGATGTCCTGTAGGCGTTGCCGTGCATTGGTGTACTGCTTCTCTTTTTCTGCCGCCATACCCGCTGAACCACCTGCCATGGTCGTGCCGAAGCTACCACCACCCGCAGTGCCGCGAAGGAACGCAGAGATTTGATCTTCACGCTGACGATCTGGGTCAGAGTACCGTGCATCAAGCTCTTCAAGACGCCCAATAAGTTTATCGAAGCGCTCTTGTTTTTCAGCCCGCCCCATAAAGTCCGCTGCGTCATCACGCGCGTTGTTAAGCGCAGTACCTGCACTACCTGCGTTTGCACTGCCGATACCAAACTGTCGGTTAATTGCAGCGCCACGGTCACCCGTCGCAGTCGCAAGAGTTGGTGTAGTAATAGTAGGTAGCCCGCCCCCGCCTGTGTTCGTTTCTGTCGGCGTAGCTGTGGCTGCAACGCCTTGTAGTCCATCATCAGGACCACCTGTAGGCACAGGGGCCGCTGGGGTTTCTACTACTGGTGCAGCCGCTTCAGGCGCGCGTTCTGCGGTCGGAGGCGCTGCCCCTTCCGTTGCGCCTAGTGGCCCCACTGTAGCTTCTCCCGCCGCTTGATCGGCAAGAGTAGCTTCCAGAGGTGCGGTAGTAATCGGACGATTTCTCGTACCACGACGAGTAAGGACTCGTTCGGAACCTTCTGGAACCTCACTACCACCCATACGTGCTTGGAGAACGGCTCTAATCTCGTCATCAGTCATGCTGGCACGCGCACGGCGTCCTTGCCCGCCGCTACGGCGGTAAGCGTCAATCATCTCTTGAGTAATTCCGCCACCTGTTTGTAGGGCGACTACCCCACCTGCTGCCATGCGCTGCGGCATCTGACGTTGCGCTAATGCGCCAAGACCAGAGGCGACCTGCTGCACTTGTTGAGGGCTAGCTGCGCCTTGTTTGGCAACCTGCTGCATGTTCTTTTGCTGACGCTGCTGCGCCATCTGCATGATGCCTGCTTGCTGCTGCACCATATCTTGTTTGGTACGGTCAAGAAGCTCACGCTCACGCTGTTGTTTAATAGTCTGCGGGTCTTGCGCCATCTGCATCTGCATTTCTTTGGCGGCAGCATCCTTCTCAGACTTCAGTTTTTGCAAGGCTAGCAAGTCAATAAGCTGCTGGTTTTGCTGATACCGCTGCATCAGCGCCTGCGGATTGTTCCGATAGGCGTTTACCTTACGTTCGATTTCTTGGTCTATCGCCATCGGTTAGCCTCCTGTCCCGCTAGTGTTTGTCCCACTGCCAGTCTGTTCTTTCTTCTGCGGCAAGAACACTTTTGACAGAAGATCGTAAATGCCGCCAGAACCCGACAAGAACTCAGACAACTGGCTAGGTGCAGCGTAAGAGTAGGATTGCGCTGCAATAGGCAGACCCTGCAAAAGAGACTGCATATACTGCACCTGCTTGTATGGGAAGTCCCGCTCTTCTTCAAACTGTAGACGATCTGCGGTGATACCCTCAGATTCAATACCCCGCTGCACTGCACCGAGTTCGGCCTGACGCTGTAGCCCCGCTAGCCCGTAGGCGCGGTTGGCATCCTGTGCGGCTTTCTGCGCTTCCTGTTCGGTATTGAACTGCTGCATTGCCTTGTCAAAGGCAGTGGCATAGCCCTGACCCGTGACGTTAGCCATGTTAGCTAGCATACCGCGTGTTAACTCAGCATCAGCCAATGCCTGACGTGAACCACCGTAAGCGCCAGCACGGGTAAGGCGACCTGCCTGCTCTACACGGGACCGTTCAGTCTGACGACGTAGCTCGTCGAGTTGTGGCTGTAGCGCCGCTTGTACATATGGATTCATGTACTGCTGCGCGCCTTGAGCCGTAAATGTTTGCGGGGTGTACCCCATGGTCTGCTGTTCAGTTGGCATAGCCAACCCAGCAATCCCTTGGAACGCTTGTTCTTGAAGCCCCGATGCACCTGCGGTGAGTGGCCCTGTGTATGCGTAATACGGCTCGTTAGCGAGGGCTGCACCCTTGCCGAGCATCGTGGTTACATATGGACCTGCCCAGTTAGACAGGGAAGACTCTGTGCCTGTTTGTTGGCCTACAATAGGATCATCTGCCATGTCTCACCTCACGCTGGTAAATACTTTTTAGGGTCAATTTCTTTTCCCTGTTTCTCGGAACCTGTACGTGCTTTGCGTACCCGAGCCATCATGCTTTCAAGGACTTTAGCACCTGCATCGGAGTTGCCGTTGCCGAGATGGCTAACAACATCAGCCGGAATAACAAACTCGCCGTCACTCAATGCCGCTGGCTGCATCCCCTCGATTTCCGCAGGAACCTCGTCTGCCATACCGTCTGTGTCGCCGTTCAGATACTTGCCTTTTTTCATCTTCAATGTGGCTAAACCACCTGCTGCCAGCTTTTCTTGCACGGGGGCTGGAGGACCACGGCGTGCTTCACGGGCAGGGTTCTGAATGTTTTGCTCCATAAGTGAAGCGATTTGTTCGTCTTGACGCTGCTGTGCTGGAGTTACATCTGCATCCTGCGCGACATACTCGACATCAGTAAAATACCGACGACCACCACTTCCGGGGCGGCGGTTAGGATCATAGGCCATAGGCATCATACGCCCAGTAGGCTGACGGGCAGTAAGTGCCTGAAGACCAGTTGGCGTAGGGGTGCCCATCGGGCGGATCGCGCCACCTTGTAGTTCAGTGCCTCGCGCAACGGGGACTTGCTGCCGCATCGCGGTCAACGCAGGGATACCACCTTGGTACCCAGACGGTGGGATTTGCGCGTCACCTACACCAGATTTGTTGCCGAGGTAGCTAAGCCCCATTGAACCAAGGCGAATAATGCCCTCTGGGCTGCTAAGGTAGTCTATAGCGTTGCTACCAGCGGACTTTAATCCTGTACCTAACGCGTCGAGGGTATCATCGAGCCATGACATTATTTGCCTCCAATTATATTTAACAACTTATCAGTTGTATCCTCTACTTGTCCACCCTTTGCATACGGACTAGGGAATAAAGCCTGTTGTGAAGGGTTAGCAAATATGCTGCTCCAGTCGTAAATGTAGCGTAATTGTAGCGGATCAGGTGTTCTGACGCTAACTTGTTGCCCCGCTGCATCGGGTGCTTGGAGTGCCATTTGCAAGAAGTTACGTGCGCCTTCACGCATCGCTTCATCTTCTATGTTAGTAACAATGTTCTGTTCCATCTGTTGGATGGTATCCAGAGTTTGTTCTTGGTTTTGCTCCATCTGCTGTGTCAGATCGGTCTGCACGTCTTGGATGGTGCCGTAAACGCCTGTTGGCGTGAACTGAGATGTGTCGGCAAACGTAACTTGCTCGCCGCCTAGCGCCTGTTCGAGCAGGGTTTGGTCGTTAATATCAACGATGCCATCGCCTGTTACATCGTACAGAGCAAGCTGTTGCTCATTAAGCACTTGATTTTGCGCAATAACGTCAGCAACAAAGTCGATGTCGGTTTGAGTAACGTCCTGTGCAGGTTTGCCTACATAATTAGCAACGGTTTCAATGTCCGCACTAAGGGACTCTTCGACCCCAGTGATCTGCTCGCCCAGTGCCTCTTCAACCCCAGTAATTTGTCCGCTAAGAGCCTCTTCAGTAGCACCGAGTTGCTCAGTAAAGCTCGTCTCAAGCAGGTCAATCTGGTTGGTTAGGTTGGTTTCGGTCAACCCAAGCTGATCTAGTATGTCGGCTTTTGCTACGCCAAGATCAGTAGAAAGCTCGTCGATCGCGCTGGAAATAGCTTCGTCACGCTCTTGCCCTGCTGTTTCGTACTTATCAATAAGCCCAAACAAGCCAGTGGCGTCGGTTGACTCGTCTTCATCTGTAAACGGATTATCAGGTATTGCTGGCTGACCAAGAGTTAGCGCGATGTTACTAACGTCACCTGCAACTTCGCCGATTTCACCAGACAGGGCTTCTTCAGTCTGCGTCAGGGCGTTCGTAATATCGGTAACTGCAACACCAAGATCAAGCGCAACCTGCGCAATAGCTTCGGCATTGGACAAGCCTTGGGCTTCGAGGTCTGCGATCTCTGCGTAAATACCTGTCGGTGCAGTAACTAGGTTGCCGTCTGCGTCGTATTCGGCAGCGGTACCGACATTACCGATGAGGTCTTGCAGCGAGAGGCCGAGGTTGTCTACGGCGTTGTCGATGTAGTTATAAAGACCAGTGGACTCAGTATCTTCTGTAGCAGGCGCACCGAGGATGTCTAGAACTTCGTCGATGTTGGAATCAAGGTACGCGTAAATACCTGTGGCTGCTGCGTCTTCGGTGGCGGGGGTACCAATTTGTCCCATGATCTCGTCACGGGTAACGCCAAGATCAGTCGCAACCGCATCAATCGCCGCGTCAAGATCGCCGCCAACCGTTGCAAGTTTGTCGAGCACCGAGGTTTCTACGTCAGTAAGATCGCCTGCAAGCGTGTCAAGCTGCGCATAGATACCCGTGGCTTCTGCATCGCCCGTGGCAGGGGTACCAACAATACCTTCAACGGTGGCCTGCACTTCTTCGTTTGTAAGGCCAGAATTTTTGAGTGTTTGCACTGCATCGTCGATGTAGGCGTACAGCCCAGTGGCTTCCTCTTCGCCCGACGCAATCTTACCGACAGCGGCTTCAAGGTTCTTGGTAGTTTGGTCAATAACTGCAACGTCAAGACCGAGGTCGCCCAGTGCGTTAATCATGTCGGCTTTAACGACATCCAACGCCTCTTGCATCTCGTCGGATACACCCGCCTCCCCTGAAAAGTTCTCAAGGATGTTCATAATCGAGTTGTATCGTGCAGTCGGCAGGTACTCTTCGGCACGTCCTGCAAGTTCTACTTCAGCGTACTGACCTACAAGCTCTTGAATATCGGCATCGGTAGGACGTGTGAGGCCAAGGGCTTCATACGCAGCGGCAACTTCTTCGGCGTCAACGACACGAGGGTCGGTGTACTCTTCGATTGCTGCTTCTTGCTGCGACTCACGAACTTGCCCTGTAAAGCTGGCAACTTCTTGGTCTGTTGGGGTGTATCCAAAGCTCTCAAGGAACGCCCGTGCTTCTTCTGCATCGGTGTAAAGTGGGTCAACAAAGGTAGCAATCGCTGCTTGCTGTTCAGCTTCGGTCGTAGCACCAACAAACTGTTCAATTTGTGCCTTCGTTGGTGTGAACCCGAGGTCATTGAAGAACTGTTTGGATTCTTCATAAGTGGTGTACTGTGGGTCAAGTTCTGCACGCAGATCGGTTACGGCCTGCGTCTCGTCAGTTTGCTGCACATACTGCTGTGCTTGCTCTTCGGTAAGCGTGATGCCTTCCTGTGCAGCGGCGGCGATGACTTCTTGGGTATCGAAATACCGCGTGTCGATATGCTCAGCAATCTGCTGGACAGTCTGCGACTCGGTGCCTGCACCGATAAACTGCTCGATTTCGTCTTGTGTTGGCGTGTAGTCAGGGTTGGTAGTCTGGAACGCAGACTCCGCTTCCTGCGTACTGGTGTACTTGCTGTCGTTGATATTGTTTAAGATGTTAGTCTGCGCGGCACCAGTGATACCCAACTCAGTCAGTGAGTTCGCGGCGTTCTGCAAGCCCGCCGTTGTATTCGGCGTATTAGTAATGATCGCGTTGACTTCGGGGTTCATTGCCGAAACAAGGTTCGAGTACATGTCCCCAGTCTGACTGACTCCATATGCACCGCCTGCGATTGGGCCACCAATCAAGAAGCCCATAAACGCTGCACCTGCAACTTCACCCGCTACATTAATACTTGGGTCTAGCTGCGCAAGGTGACCTTCACGGTATGCGGTTGCGCCACCTTCTTCGATGGACTCAGTAACACCTTCACGGATCGTGATCTTTGCACCGTTGCCAATACGAGTACCAAGCTCGTCAATACCGCGTGCAAGGAAGCCGCTAACTTCGTCTCTACCAAGAATGGCTTTTTCAAGGGCTAGACCACCTACACCGAGGGTAACTGCGGTCATAGTCGCCGCGACCGTACCCGTCTCAACGGCTAGATTTAGGGCGTATTGTTGGGCTTCGGCATCGGACATACCTGATGCAGTAGCTACTTCGTAAGCACGATCATATGTTTCCGCAGCCGTACCGCCAAAGCTCTCAGCAAGGTCGGTAGCCGCAGCCGCGCTTAGACCAGTCGTAGCCGCCATCCGTGCGGACAGCGTTCTGCCGACAGCCATAGCTGCGCCTTTAGCGCCAAGGGTAGCTACACCACCCACTGCAAGAGGTACAAGCTCCTGCATGGCTTCGACACCGATGTATTCCGCGATAAACGCAGTCGGCTGAGTAGCAATCGCACCCGCGATGTTCTCAACTTTTTCAAAGGCCCGCTCGTACCATGGCGCGTCAGGGTCAAGCTCTGACGGACGGTTCATAAGCGAATTAAGTTCTTGTAGGTTCTGGTTGTACTCTTCGGTGGTAGACGCTTCACCCAGCTTAACAAGTTTGTCTGCGAACTGTCCGAGTGCGGTTTCAGAAGGCACCACACCAGCAAGAGCAACAACACCGTTGAAGGCTTTAAGGATGCCGCCCCCTGCCTTCATGACGTTAGCAGCGGTGTTAACCAGCGCGTCGTTACCAGTGTTTTTAGCGAGATTTATAATGTTTGATGCAAAGTTAATGGCATTGTCTACGCCACCAAGCTGCGCACCTGCTGCCTGAATTACAGCGTTGTCGGTAAGTGCATCGTTAATCTGCTGTGCACTGGCGTTACCTTGCAGGAGGCCATTAATGGTGTCGCCAAAGGTCGCAGTGCTGTTACCTCCGTAAATGGTAATCCGCATTGGGGTGACTAAGTTGCCATCCATATCTTTGGTTACTACCCCGTAAGGACGACCTTGGCTATCATAGGAAGTAGTAACAGTTACACGCCCGAACTCAGGGTCATATTTTTGTTCAGTAACGCGTACGTTGCGCCAGACACGGTTACCATCTGCGTCGTATTCAACCGAGGCTTTACCCGAAGCAACGTCTTGCCATGAAGTACCAGACGCAAGACCTGCGGTAGAAGTACCTTGGTTATCCTGTGCGTAAAGCGCGGCTTTTTCTGCGTCTGTAAGAATGTCACCATCCATACCATCAGAAGTATCAAACCCCAATGCCCCCAACCGTGCGCGGTTATCTGCATCCAGCGTAGCGTTTCGGTACGGGTTATCGTTTCGGTTTGCCAGCCCTGTTTGAACTTGCGCAGCTAGGTCCGCAACAACCGATTCGTCATTAAGCGCGGCTTCAAGATCATTGGGGTTGTCGTATGCGCTAGAAATAGCGTTATAGACTCCCTGAAGCTGATTGGCGTTCAAACTGCTCGGATCAATACCTGCTTCGGTAAACACACGGTTCATCATCGCAGACGTATTACGCCGTTGCGCCGCATTAAACTGGTCAAAGTTCGTATATACGTTCTCGTATTGACCGTTTTCTAGGAAGTGTTGATACGCATCGACGCCAGCAGGAAGGTCGTTTAGCGCACGGTATTCGGCCTCGTTGAACAGTGGGTCCATCACCAGAGTGACCGCCTTGGTCAGCTCGTCGTTGAGTGGTTTAAGCTCGTCGTCCAACCGCTCAATAGACACGTTCATGTTGCTCTGTGCTTCGAGCAAGTCAGCTTCAGCGGTCTCAAGCAGTCCTGTGTCACGCTCAATAGCCGTGACTAGGTTCTCCATAAGCGGGTTATACTGTTGATACTTCGTGTTGAAGTTCTCAATCATGGTGTTGAGTGCGCCAACAGATTTGTTGTACTCGATCTGCTGTGCCTCGTTGTTTGTAGGCAGTCCAGCAATGCGCGTCTTTTCCGCTTCAATATCTTCGTAAAGACCAGCCAACTCGGTGCGCATATCTTCATATGCTCTGGCGTTAGCTTGGCGGCGCAGGCCAATATCATTAACTCGTTTAGCAGCGTCTTCGGTTTCTTGGTAGTCACCAGAAATTTTATCCAGTGTGTTACCGATGAAGTCACCAACCTTAGAGTTATCAATGGCTTCCTTGAGTTTGGCACCGCCATATGCTGACAGTGTGGCCTGCAACGCGGCGGCGGCTTGCTCGCCTGACCCACCTGACAAAGCAACCGCTGTAACACGCTGCAACGCAGCGGTGGTATATGCAAGTGCAGCAGGGTCATCAAAACTAACGCCCCCTTTCGCTGCCAAGTCAGACACAAGCTCAGTCGTCAACAGACCACGCGTAACTGCACCTGCCATCAACTCGGGCGTGATCTGCTGGCCTTGAAGCTGCGCAGTAATACCTGCGGCGACAATGTTGGATACGGTGTTTGGAATCGGCTTGGTAGTAACACGCCCCGTGTCGGGGTCTTTTACCTGCACCTCGAAGCCTAGAGATTCCTGAATTTTACCAAGGCCCGCTGACACGCCCGCGCTTAGACCACCACGTAGGAAGGCTTGCATTGGGTCTTCGCCGTAGATAACGGCAGTCGTTGCTTGAACTGCGCCCTCTTTGACGATTTCACCAACAAGCTCGCTACCTACTGCTTCGGCAACGTAGTCACCTGCGTAAGAACCAACTTCACCACCGACAGCGCTTGCAACGTAAGAAACAGCCGTAGCTTTCAGAACGTCACCAATATCACCGCCGTTAGCAGCGACACTAGCCCCATCAATCAGTGGAATTGCCCACGCATTACCCGTAGCCACCGCAGCAATCTTAGCGATTGTTTCGATGGGGTTGTCCATAAGGGCGTCGATCGTATCGCCAACGAAATTTGCAACAGGTTTGATGATTTCATCTGCAACGAAGTCAACGACATCGCTGATCCCGTCACCGACCCATTCGATAACGTCACCGACTGCATCAGCTACACCGCCGATAACATCGCCAATAAAATCAACAACTGCTGACACGTTATAACCCCTTCGCCAACGGCTCTTTGCCGAGTTTTATAAACACCACGTACTTGTCGTCGTACTGTTTAAGCCGCCCGATACCAATCTCAGTATCCTGTTTTCTTGCACGGCGTTGGAATATCTTGAACGCGTTTAGAAAAACAGGGCCGTCAAAAATCGTCGTGTAATGCGTTATGCCCTTTTGTTGAAGGTACGTGAAATACTTAAAGCCGTTAACTGCAAAGTTACGGCCTGTGTCCACGTTGAACGCACGTCCTACCATTTTCTTTTTGTTTGGACCTTTGCCTCGATGCGCTAAGAACACCGTGTTGCCAATCTGGACAATATCCGTATCAGGCAAGTTGGTTTCCGCAGCGATCGCTGCCATTACAGCCTCATTAGAAAACTTCATCTGGGGCATGTTGTAGATTGTCTGCGCGACAATCTCAGGTCCGGGTAGGATTTTCTCGTTACTGTCTACAATAACCATCTCACACCTCCCGTGAAAACAACGCAGCCGAGTAGATATTACCCATTCCAGCGGCAAGACTGAGGATAAGTCCATCGGGTACAGGGGCGTCAGAAGACAAGAACACAGGATCATCCTGAGTCCTATTCAAAATCTTAGGCACATAGCCAGATTTCAGGTCGTTTAGCAGCAAACCAGTCTCCAATAATCCGCTAGCGCCCATGGTGTGTCCGATACGTGGTTTGTAAGACGTAGCTACAAACTCGTTAAGAGAACTTAAAAGCGCCGATTTTTCCGCAGCATTATTGACTGGCGTGCCAGTTCCATGCGTTTTGACCAACCTTACATCATTTTGGTGGGCTTTGGCTACAAATAATGCGCCTTCGATGGCTTTTATGAAGCCAGAACCGTCATTTCTCTGGCCCAGAGGGTTCGTATTGTCCTCGGCGGAGCTGTATGCGCCCTTAAATTCAGCCAGTGGAGCCGCCATTCCTCTGTGTTCTTTCTCGAAAATAGCTATAACTGCGCCCTGCCCAATGTGGAACCCTTGGTTATGGTCATCAAACGCAGATGGCTGCATCTTGTCCTCGTCGGCATATTGTAGGCTAGCCCCTGCCTCTCCGAAGAACTCCAGCACCAAGTTGTTTACGCTGTCCTCACCGCTGAACACGATCACACGGTCAAACCCGTAGTTCGTCATAAGGTTCTGCATGTTCATCAAGACATGCAGGCTGGAAGCGCAGGCGCTTGCATCGGTCGATACGTGGTCATGAACCCCAAACATAGTGGCGATCCGCCCCGCATAGATATTGGTTAGTACGATAAATGGTACTTTTACTTTGTAATGCAGTTCCGCATCGGGGTTTTTGTCATACCGCCCGTTGGTGCCCATCCAGCCTTGGTTGCCCGCAGCGAAGAGAAACCCAGTCTTGCCCTTCACGGGGTTGTCGAGAACGTAGCTGCGTAGCTCCTCGTCTATCAGGCTTTCCAGCAGGACGTGCGGCGGGTATTTAAGGCCAGACTTGGCCCTGCGAAACGTATTCGGCAGGATGTGGGCATGTTGGGGAAACGGTATATCGGAGATTAACTTCTTTTCAGTTGTGCACGCAGTGCGGCATTGCGTTAAGTAAATCATGCCAATTCCCTCACTAAGTCTTTAATTGTTTCAAACTCGTCTTCGGGGTCTTGGGTCTTCTTCTCCATGATAAAATCACGCAGCGCGCCGACACTGGATACGGGCCACTCAGAGTCCAGCTCCTCTTCGATGCCATAGGCTTCACCTAGAATGACGTAGGTGAGCGTAACATCGAGGCTATCTAAGCCTGTAGTGTCTTCATTTATTGGGGTTTCGAGGGATTTAGCAGGGATAAAGTCGTCGGTAATGACTTTCTGCTTCGCCCCCACAGCATTAAAAAGTTCAAGGAAATCAAAGGCCATTTGTCGCTCCTGTTATAGGGTACCCCCAGTATATACATCTGGGCACCGGAAGCAACTAGACACTATAAGTTGCTAACAAATGATACCGCAACGACAGTGGATGGGATTCCGGGGTGAGGTGATGTAGGTGCAGTGGAGTCAAGTGATAAAGATAAGTCTGCTGTAGCCCAATACATTTCGATGTATTGACCTGCTGTTAGATCAATAGAAAAGTTCCAAAACACTGGCTGGTTAGAATTACCTTTAATTGTCTGTTCCTGCCCACCATAAGCCACATCGGTTCCGTTTTTGTTAATCCACGTAGTTATCTTAACATCAGAAGAGTTAGTGTGTGCGGTTTGTAATGTCACTTGGAAGTTGTAAACTCCATCAGCCGTCACAGTAATCCGTGTATTATCTACGCCTGCTATACTTATCCCGTTACCGATATAGGTGTTTTCAAACTCCACAGGATAGCCTGTATTAGTAACCGCAGCCGTTTGGTCAGCGGTGCTATAAAAGAGACCCCGTGGCATGTATAGAAACTTGCCACCATCGTCGGTGCTGAGCAACGTGTTGAGAGAGTTAACCAAACGATTGAAAAATAGCCGCAGAACGTTGCTGTTCTGGTCCATAAATGGACGACGGTACTCTTCAGGGGCCAGTGGTAGAGCAGGCGGCTCTACTCTCTCAATCTCATTTGCCATTAGCGCCTCCCATCAGGGCGCATATCTACGCGGGGCGATCCTAGCTGCCACTTAACTCCAAGGTCAGTGGACTCCATTTTGAGCGACATCTGCCGTCCCCGCACGCGGGTATTAACCTGCCCTGTAAACTGCTCAATCGGCACAGTGGCGGTGCGTGTTACTGCGCCCGAGTTTGATCCACCTTCTGACAAGGGGTTATTGTACCCAGACCCAGAGTTAGCCAAAGGCAGCAAGCTCATTGTAGCGGCAGGGCTGGTCGCGGTAGACCCGTCGAAGGTCACATCAGGCATAATCCGCCAGATAAAGGCAAACTTGTCGCCATCATCGAGATCAAACTGCCCAGACGTAATAGTCGCTGTAATCGGCACTGGGGTGCCTGTCTCGTTGTCGTCTGTGCCTAGCTCGTGGTTGACGAGGTTGTAACTGTAAGTCGCCGCAAGCGGGTAGTCTCGCAGACCTGAATCGAGCCACGCAGTGCGCCCCATAGTGCCGTAGTACCATGTTTGTTCGAGGTAGTTATAGACCACGTACTTATCTACGTTGTCACTGCCCAATGAGCAGTAGAACCACCAGACTTCGTGGAAGGCTTCGTTGGTCCCCGCAAATACTTGGTCGTATTGCAGCTCGTTAAAGTCACCAAACACAAAGCGGCGCACGTCGCATTTCAACGGCTGACTGCGACCATCGTACATGTAGAACTTATCTTTCCCCATCCAGAACGCGACACCACTGGCAAAAGCCACGGCGTTTTGAGACGCAATGGAGATGTTATCACCGACCAACTGAGCGCCCCATACCGCAGGTGCGCCTTGGTATTGCAGGGAATACAGGGAGGAGTTGGTCCAAACGAGCACCTCTTGGCGAGACTGTTTAGCAGACACAATCCGTGTGCCACGAGAAAGCCGCAAGGAACCCGCTTGGTTTGTTGACGCTGGCGTCCAGTTTGCAGGGTCTTCCTGATCGGACCAGCGAATAAGCATCGGGTCTACCGTAGCAGTGCCAACATCGTTGGTGCCAAAGCAGAACACAAAACGATTGATGTCCGACACAAGAATAAAGTTTTGTTGGGTGGGTACGTCAGACGCGCCAGCCAAAGATGACAGATACACGCCTCGTGTACTCACGCCATTGGTTGCGTCCCAATAGAAAATGTCCCCGCCACGAGGGCCAAAGATAAGGTCTTCACCAAAGTTAGACTGACTCCAGAGGCGGATTGCTTCGGTGGAAATACCACCTGTACCCCAGACACCTGCGCCCCATGTGCCGCCGCCCCAACCAGAAAGAGGGACTTCATATGGCTCACCAGTACGGATTTGGTACGCGCCAACAACTGCGGCACCCCCGTTACCTGTGTCTGATCCATCAGCCAGTACGGGCGCACCCGTCACATTGTCTTTGGCTTCGACCTCGTAGTTATCGTCGTCGATAACCACAGTGATCTGATACTCTTGGTTCAGAATGTCGGCAGTGATATTGCCTCCGAGAGACACCGCGCCGCTGAAAGTAACAAAGTCATTCACACGAGCACCGTGCCCGTTATCAGTGACCGTTAGAGTCGCATCGCCGCTCGTAGCCGCAAAGGTAACGTCCCCAGCCGCAGTAGTCTCCCGAATCGGTGTAATGTCATTGTAACCGCCACCTTGTTCGAGGTAGAACTTTAAGTGCGTACCGACACCAATCAAGTTAATGCTGCCGAGCGTTACCCAGTTCCATAAGGAACGGCATACGCCAAGGAAGGTAGTGCCTGATATTTGCGACCAACCACCAATCTTTTCTGGAAACCCCTGCCTAAAGCGAACTTTATCGCACTCGTACCAACCACCTTCGTTGGTGTAACGTGTTACTTCGCGGTTGATTCCGGGTTTGAATATAAGTTTCTTTAGGGGCATGGGATCACCTACATAGTTTCACCAAAGACTGGTGGCAGTGTTGTGACCTCAATGGACACACTTTGCTTCAAATTTAGCGCTTGTCCGCAATCTGAGCAAGCATCTGCCTCAAGTTCCGCTTCATCGAGGTCGTAACCACAATGCGCACAAACAACTTCTAGTGTGTGGGTCGGTTCGGTTACACCATTAGATTCGCGTGCCTGCACTGTCTTTTTCATAATTACACCATCAGTTCAAAATGCGGACCATCAATAAATGGGCGGCGGTTTTGGGAACGACGCGTGTCGATATAGTCGTTCATCGCATCTTCCATAGTACCACTCCATTGCGCGATATTTGGCACAGTCCATGCTGCACCCCAACGCACAGGGACATCTACGACACGAGCGCCTTCTGCCATTGCATCCGCGATGTCATCGTACAAATTCAATTCCCACGACCCCCTCGAACCAATATACGCCATAAGGTCTACGGCAAGCCCGTCAATGTGCTTTGACTTCATGGTCTGGCTCGCGCCACTAGCGACAAGCTCCCGCTGCTCTTCGATAGTCCGCAAACCTTGCACCACTCCAAAATCGACTTTGGTCGCGGTGATTGCGTACTTCACGACGGCTACAAGACGTTCGTCTACGCCCTCCAGCCTGTCCAAACTGCGTTGTGATAACTTAAACGCCATTGGAAGCCCTTTCTATGTTAAATCTTAAGTTCTCGTGGTCGGGATAGTGCACCACTACTGACCCTTCTGGGCATTCATAATTTATCGTAGCAAGCAGGGTAGCTTCCCCTAGTGTTACTCGATCGTAATGCCCCTCATGTATAAACATGTTAAAACCAAATTTATCGACCTTATCGTTAGCAGGTCCAGAAAACTTGGTAACGCTAGGAGTAGCGGGGTGTACAACGTACTCACTGTCACGAATTTCTAGGGTAAACCCTACTACATCACAGTCATCACGTATCTTTTCCCGCGCCACAATTACGCGAAATGGGCCGTCTATAGGCCCATCCGATATTTCAAAATGTTCCGGTGCCCACACCAGAATCGGCTTATCAAACAAACCAAGTTTGTCGGAGAGGGTGTACCCCCCACCGATCAACGCAAAGGTAGCAGTAACAGCACCAATGCCTTTGGTTATGTTGTCCAAGTCCATTATTTTGCTACGCCCTTCGCTTTCTCGTAGGTGCGCAAGCCGCCAAGACCCAACATGCCAAGCAGGACAGTCATTAAGCTGTCCATATCAAACGATGGAAGATCGCTTGGATGCAGACCTGTGACGTTAAACGCCACCAAAATAAAGACTATGATTGGGTAAAAGATAAAGTGGTAAGCTAGCGCGGCTGCGCACACCCAACCGACCATCGGCCTCCACCCTGCAACGAAGATACTGCGGTGCGCAGCTTCGGCCTTGTTTACTTCGAGCTGACCCATCGTCTGCTCGTGCATTTGTTTTTCTGCCATGGTCGCAATCTCGTGCGCCAAAGCTGCTTTTTGGTCTTTGTCTTCAATGAACTTGTCGAGCAAGCCGCTGACTGGACCGATTAACGCTTGTAGCATCGTAACCTCCACGTAATACTACCTACCTCACCTTAATAGATTACTGCATGTTTTGCAAAGATTACTTACGGCTCATCCACGCAGACATGCCCATGTAAGCGCCTACTATACCCGCAGCGCTGAGAAAGAAGAGGTCAGATATGCCTGATAACGCCTCAACACGCTCTATTGGCACGAAAAACATCGCAAGCGTGAACGCTCCCATTGCAACAAGTGCGGCGGTTGCCATCCGACGCTGTGTCCGCATCTTTCGCAGTTCGGTCTCGGCTTGGCGGATTTCTTTGGCTTGCTCCAACTCTTCGTCAGTAATTGTACCGTCACCGTCCAAATCGTATGCTTCATAGGCTGTATTCTTCTGAAATTTCTTTTGCGTCATAGCTGCCCATCCCTCAAGAATTTGACCCAAACCATAAGCGCAACAAACCCACCAAACGAGATGACACCCGCGACAATATAGGCAATAATCTCATTTCGTTTGTTACGCGCGCGCTCGGCTGCAAGAGCCTCTTCACGGCGTTTTCGGCGGGCTTGAGCTTGAAAGCGGACCCAATCGTCGTAGAGTCCGGGTCTTCCGTAGAGTTTCATGATAGAAGTGAGTTCTTTTTCGGCTTCCCTGATCTTTTCAAGCGCCATGAACTCTTCAAAGTCGTCTTCAGCCTTACCTCCTATAACGGACATAAAGCTGCGTTTCTTCTTTTCACCTCGTTTCTGGAGGTCTTCTTTCGCGGAAACCATCTTGCCGATAGCGCCCATAGCATCGGACAGATCGCGCCCATTGGCTACGAACTGCTTTACTACGGCGAATCCGGCATTAAACGCGGCTAGTTCTGCGAGCATAAGCACCCCACTAAAAAGGTAAAAGTCGCAGCACTACGGCGTGATTATGTTATAGCATAAGAAGTTATTGTGTGTACAGCTATTATTCGATGGTGAAAAATAGGTAATAGTTAGCCCATTTTAGTTAGAATCGCCACAAGCATGGCGATGATGGTACCAGCCGCACCGATCAAAATAGCTTCCAGCCGTTTGACCCTCGTGAACACTTCTTTGAACTGAATGTGCACGGTGGTCTCCAACTTAGTTACTCTAGGCTCAATCTCGTCTATACGACGATGGGCATCTTGAACGGTGCGGCTCATATTTCATTACTCTGCGGCTGTCTGCGCGTTCTCTGGTGTGTTTTCCAGAGACGCTTTAAGCATATCAATGAAGAACTTACGACCACCTTCTAGTTGGGTCATGTTAAACCGAGCAGAGTTCATCTTACGATCCAAGTCTGCGACGTGGTTTACCATTTCCTGTTGTTCAGGGGTCATGTCTTCAAAAGTGTATTCTTTGTCGTCGATGACGATAGGCGTTGTTTTTTTCTCAGCCATTTGTCAGTCTCCTAGATTAAGGGTTTGCAGTTGCCCAAGGGGCGGTTTCTACGGCGGTGGGCGGGTTGATTTG